TATTTATTGTTAGGAGATGTTGACAAATTTAAAGGTTCAATGCTTTTTCTAAAGATGATATAGTATTATTTTTATAAGATTTTGCAATTCCTTTCCACTTTCCAATTTTTTTAACTTTTTGATTTACCATCCACTTATCAATATAATACAGACAAAAATCAACTTGATATTCAAATCTATCTGCTCTTGTACCCTTCTCTCCTAAAATCCCATTTTCAGTTTTCCACTCCTCTATAATACAAGTAATACCATCAGGGACAGCAACTCTTGTGTCAGATGCTTTTTTATCTAGAAGGTCTAAACCTTCACGTAATCTTTTATTGTTAATACCATATTTTTTCATTGACATAAGAGCAGCACATGTCCATGTTTGATTCCAACTTCCTTCATTAACAATCATTTTATCAAATGCCTTAATTTCCTCTAAAAAATAAGATATTTGACCTGGTATTGCTTCTGTTTGTGGTGCCTTACTTTTGTAAATATCTGGTTGATAACACATGCTTGCTCTGTGTAATGCTGTAATAATCACACCCTTTTTAACTTTTGTAGATTGTGGTTCATAATTACACATTCCAGTAATTATCCCATAAAACTTTTCTTGATTTTTTTCTGTTTGATTAATAGAATCGTAAGTATCATAGCACTGTTTAAGTCTATCCAACGATGAAAAATTAAATTCTATAACAAAAACATCTTTAGGAATTTGATTTGAACCACCTATTGACCAACAATAGTTACGAGTATTTGAATCTATTCTAAACTTATGTCCTGCCTTATATCTTTTCCCACCCATTGTATCTGGTTTTGTAAGCACACCAATAGTAACTATAGAGTGTTCTGGTATAAACTTATCTAGATATTTTTTTGCTTTATTCCATCTACCTTCAGTATCTCTTTGACAGAATATTTCTTCCAATTCTGCATATCTTTGATAAGGCATCCAATACCCATCAATTATTTTACTTTCTTTAATATTTACATATGGAATAAGATCGCCATGTTTGTTTTTAATTACAGGCAATTCTGGTAGTATTTTGTTAGACATTTTATTTTTTATAATATTCCATTTCCCAAAGCAGGTCATGGTTGGACTGTTTACTTCCAAAAGCAGGTCGTAAACTTAATGGTATTATAACACAAAACATAAAAAAAGCAACCCCGAAGGATTGCTTTAGAAAAATATGTAATATCCGAATTACATGAGGTTCTTAACTGTAACTCTTTGATAGTATCTGTTTGAGTTAGCTTTGATACGACCAAGACCTTGGTTGTCAACATTACCTTCTGCAAATGGGTTAGCAACAATACCATATCTGGTCTTGAAGCCAATTTTTGGCTGGAAGGAGTTCTCTCCCACAGCACGAACCATCTGTAGTGGAACGTATGGGCAATAGAACAGTCCTGCATCGTAAGGTGATGTACCTTTGTAACCAACAACATAGTACTGATTACCATTAGCAGAACCTGAGTTAGCAGAGAATGGGTCGATGTATACTCTGTACTTACCTTGAAGAACACCAGCAAATGTGTTACCTGTGTCATCAACTTGTAAGTTTGCATTAAGTGCAGGAGTGTAATCTAATACACCAGCCATTGTTAATGCAGAAGCAACGTCAGCAGAACAAAGGATCATGTTACCCTTTCCTCTACGAGTTCTCTGTGCGATTCTGTTTGCGTCTCTTTCGATCTGGAAGATAAGTCCTTTGAACTTCTCTACTGACCATCTACCGTTTGAGTCGATGTCTAGATCGAATGTACCTGTGTTAGCAACGTTCTCTTGAGCACCAGTTTCAGCAACCTTATAGATTGTTCTGATAACTTCTCTGTTAATTTCAGCAAGAATCTCTGTTGAAAGAATGTTTGCTAATTCTGCTTCTGCGTTTAAACCGTGAATTGCCTTAAGGTCTTGAGCAAGTTCTAAACTATACTCTGCCTTTAGTGCTCTGGACTTCGCAGTAACAGTGACCTTCTCGATTGAGAATGCCATTTCTTGGAAAGCAGGTGAACCACTAGTACCTAGTGCTTCTGCCTTCTGTGTATCCATACCCTGACCAACTGCATATGCCTTCTGAGTTGTATTAGTTGAAGGGTTAAGTGCACCAGGATTGCTTCCTTGTGCTGTGGAAGATGTTGTACCGAAACCAACGGCTTCTCCGTCAGATCCTGAAACGTATGAGTTTCCTAATGTGTCTCCAACACCAACAGCTGAGAATGAAGTATCTGCTTCATCGAATAGAGCTTCAGTTCCACTTGTATTAGTGAATCTAGATCTCATTGCGAAGATTAATCCAGTAGGACCAGTCATTGGTTGAACACCTGCTAGGTCATATGCGACCAAGTTTGGCATTGAACGACGAATTAGACTGATTAATACAGGATCGAAACCTGCAACAGGACCTGCAGCAGCAGCACCAGCAGAGAAACCTGCTACGCCACTAGGACCACCAGTTGAACCTGTGCTGTTTGTTGGAACTGCTTCAGAGAGAAATTCTCTTTCTTCTCTAATTGCTTGTTCTTGGTTCTCCAGGAGAACGGCAGTAACCATTCTTTTATGTGGATCAGTTATCTTAGCTACACCATCATGGTCTAGAAGAGGTGCCCACTTCTCCTGCAGTGCCTCGTTATTTAAAGGGGCTTGCATTTTAGTTTTACCTATTTAAAATTGTTTTTGTTTGATTTTATAATTTAAAAATCACTTAGACATACGTCCAAGAGATTGCATGTATGCTTCCATCATTCCAGATACTTGCTTCTGTGGTTCAGATGCAGTTCCTTCAGATAGATTCTCAGACTTGTCTTTTGGAGCACTAGCATTGCTTGGGAAGTAAGACTCCCTTAATGTTACTAGTTTCTCACGATAACTCTCTTCACTATCAAACTCAACATTTTCGGCAAGAGAAGTTAGTTTGTCCTTTTGAGAAAGGGCAAGTCCTTCAGCTACGTCCGCAAAGATTACATCAGCAGTTGATTCTGACAATCTTTTTGTTAAAGCAACGTTCTTATTGATTTGCTCGTTGAGTTTATCTTCCATCTCATCAAGTTTGTCTACCATGCTATTAAGCACATCATATTTGTCTTCAGGGATTGTTACATAATGATCTTCAAATAGACTCTTCATTCCTGTGAGGAATGATTCTGTCATTTCATTTTTGAGTCCGTGCTCAACTGCGAGTTGGTTATCTTCTAACCACTCTTGAGCAACGTACTCTAGATATGCGTCAGTTCTTTCAGTTAACTCTTCTCTGATGATATTAACTTCTTCAGTTAGAGTTGCTTCGTACTGACCTTTTAATTCTTCCTTAATTTCAGAAAGTCTTGTTTTAATTGCAGTTTCAAAAATTGTTTTTGCTTTTTCTTGGAACTCTTCAGAAAGTTCTTCTCCTGCAATAAGTGCATTAATGTCATCTTCAACATTAATTGCAATTTCTTCTTCTGCTTCCTCTACAACTTCTTCTTCAGTAGTTTCTTCTTCTGCAACTACTTCATCAGTTGAAGATTCTTCTTCTGCAACCACTTCTTCTTCAGTGGTCTCTTCCTCGGAAACAACCTGATCCTCAGGAAGTTCCTCTTCCTCTTTCATACCTTTAGGCATAGGATCAGCTGACTTAGCACTTTTATTTACGATATCTTTTACCTGCTTTAGAATTGCACCAGCATCTTTTAATTTTGCTGAGTCGTCATCAGGTTTGTAATTTTCAGGAGTTGGACCACCTAAATCTTCCACTGTAGGTGCTGTACCACCAGTAGTTAATTTTGGCATAGGTTCGGCTGGTTTTGCCCCTTTGGTTACTACGTTTTCTTCGATGTTTTCCATGTCTTGTAATTTGTTCCCAATGGATATTTTTGTGTAATCTGATATTATTTATAGAACTTACAGATTTGAAATAAATTCAGTAAATAAATTTAGTTTGTGTTCTTCAAGTTTTTGTTGACCACCTAAAGCATTTATTCTGTCTTTTATGCTCTGAGCATGTTGTTCACGAAGAATTCCTCCTTCCCAAACCCACTCTTTTCCTTCCATAATTCCTGAGACAAATGCGTCAGGAGCAGAAGGATCGGCAACGATATCAGCAGCAGTTGCTAACATGAAATCTTCACCAACTACTTTGCAACCATTACGATCTTCTTTGAGTGATCCGATACCACGAGATGAAACTCCGAGAGTTACACCTTCACCAATAAGTGATTTTGCAATCTTACCCATTGGAGTATCTAGAAGTTGTGCCTTTCCGATAAAATTATTTCCTTCTTGACGAAGAGAAGTAATTTTATGAGAAACACGATCAAGGTTTACAGTTGGACCTTCAGGATGTCCAAGTTCACCTAGTGCACGTCCTTTATTTACAAAAGACTCATTATATCTACCAACCTCTTTTGCAAGAGTTGAAACTGGATACATTCTACCATTACGATTTTTGATGTCACCTTGTAGGAAAACACCTTCAATATACATTTTCTTTTTAGCACCTTTTCCTTCGGTGATAAACTTAACGGTTGAAATTTCTTCTGTAATTAGTTTCATTGTTCTAGTTTGTAAATCCTACTTTTGTTCCCAATACATCAGTGCCACCATTAACGAAAACTACATGGGTAGGTTGTTTTTCTAATATTTCAGTGGAGTTTGCTAAAAGAGTAAATGAACCAATACCAGTTCCACCTCTAGTCTCAGTAACAGTGATAACCCTATCAGTGGTGCTTGGATTAGCAAGACGAACAACTGTTGCCTCACTAAAACTAGATGCAGCAGCTACCTGCGGTACAGCTATTTCATTTCCTTTTAATAAAATTCTTGTCATTCTTCTGATTCCTCAGTTGGTTCTGGTTCTTCTTCCACCTCATATTCTGGTTCATCAAACATAGATGCAGAAATATTCGGTCTCTGACTCTCAATTCTTTCTGCAGATTTTGTAAAAAGAATATCTTTGAGTTTATCAGTAACCTCAGAAGCAGCAGAATCTGTTGCTATCAAATCGATGATGTCGTCCATATTTAAATTATAACGTTATAATGTATTTATATCTCCGCCGTTTTGGTATCTTTACTTAACTGTGCATCAGTGATTGCAGCAGACTTTTCTAAATCTGGTTCAGTTGGAATATCACCTAAATCTCCACCACCTTCGAGTGGTTCTCCTGTGATTGGATCAACCGCACTTGGATCTGGAATGATACCATCTTTAATTTCTTGTTCAATCTGTTCATCAATTTCGATAATCTCTGCATCAGTTTGACGTAATACTTTTCTTCTTACATAATCATTTGAGTAATACTTACCAACATAAGGTTCGATTGTTGCAAGAGTTGCAAGTCTTTCATTCATCAATTCAGATTCTTTGAGTTCTGCAAATTGATTATCATATAAGAAATCATACTGGATAT